CCTTCTTGTTCTTCCAGAAGATTGTTTATCATCTTATCTGAATCTGCCATTTCTTCGATTGTGCGCTCAACAAGTTTATCATAGTATCGTATCATTGATTCTTTGGGTTCAACAACAGTCACGATATCAGAATAATAAATCATCGCAGAGTTTTCTTTGATCAATTCAACTGGCAACCAGGGCATCATCATCATAACTGTTTGACCAGTAGGTAAACGACGAAACACAATACGCATTGGATCATTCAATTGTATTTGATCTGAGTTATCATCCTCAAACATAGAAGCCATGATATCTTCACCAGATTGCATTCTTATTAGCTTTACGTTATGCATTCTTGACCTCTATATTGTAAAACTTGTATTTAAACTTTTCTTCATCGTATATTCTAACACGGTCCTGCAAATGTTGCAAGGTATAATTTACATGTTTGCCTATACGAAAATCATCGGCAATGTCATACAAAACTGCTTCGGTTTTATTATCTCCAATTCTTAAACCTCTACCGATTGATTGTAAATTTCTTACCCTTGATTTAGACGGAGAAGCAAAGACAACATTGTGAAGATTGCGTATATTGATACCTGTACTAAATGTGCCGTATGATGCAACAATAATGGCATCATTTTGTTTTTCAGTGATAGCACGAACTTGTTCACGAACTTCAACATCTGTGCCACCATATACAAAGAAAACATGTCTGTTGCCAGCTTTCTCTTCAATCATTTTGTGAAGATGCTTGCCATGTTTTTCTACCAGATTGAACAGCACAAGTGAGTTACCTTCAAGTGATAGCACCAAATTACGAATGAACTCATTTCTTGCGGTACTTCTTACTATGTAGTCTATCTCAGATTGATAATCCCAACCTCTGGATAGTTTACACACCTCTTCTGAATATTTTAATACCAAACACTTAATACGAAAGTCTGCTAGTTGTTTGTTCTCAATTAGTTTGGCAGTAGTTGTTGATTGATAGACTGGACCAAACAATCCTTCTAACACTAACTTATGTGTTTGTGTACCATCAATTGTACCTGTGCAACCAATACGATACTTTGCATTCTTTAACCCAGTCATGATGGTAGTTAATGACTTTGCCTTGAACTGATGTGCTTCATCACCTAAAACAAAATCAAATTGCTCAAAGTATTCTGGTGGATTCTTGTAGATAGATTGCCAGGTGGTGATTGTTAAAAATCTATCCGTATGCTTATCTTTTCCTGAATACTGTCGATGGGCATAGTTTGCGGCATCGTAACCATAAGATTCAAAATCAGAATACATTTGCTCAACAAGAGAAGTTGTAGGAACAATTAGAAGTCCTTTCTTGTAACCTTTGTGTTGTAAGTACCTTAGTATCAAGTATTGAATCAGTGACTTACCTGAACCAGTCGGTGACAATAACAACATTCTTTTATTTCTAATGGCAAATAAGAAGGCTTTGTATTGATATTCCCTTACACCCTCTGCTATAATGCTCTTGTCCAAATGAAGTTGTTCTATTAACTCATTGGCTTCAATTGCTGAAAAACTCTCTGTGTTGTTTACTGCACTATCAATCTCAAGTTTGTAACCTCTCTCTTCACAAAACTTCTCAATGTAAGGTACAAGTCCATGATAGATGTTGTATGTACGTAAGTCAGCAAGTCTTATCTTCCCATCCCATAGACGATTCTTATACGCTGGCATAAATTGATAACCAGGTACAAAAAAAGTAAAGTAGTCTGCAAGTTCTTGTGCCACACTTTTCTCACACTCAAACTTGATGAATGCTTCATTTTGTTTACGTAAAGTTAAATCAAACACCTTGTATAAATTTTTCCCAATCAATAAACGAACGCAGTTCCCATGTTCGATTGTTTAGTTCTTTAATTATTGCTTGACAGACTTCAACAATTTCTTCATGCAATAATTTTTTTGCAAGATACTTATTGATATCTTCATCTGCTTCTAAGTATGTATTGATTTCAGATTTGAGTGTATATGGGAATGGTTCCCAACCACGTTTCTCAAGTTCTTCTTCGTCAAGTCTACCAGTGTAGTATTCCCATTTTAGTTTACGCCATTTGTTGTAATTGAACTCTGCCTCTTTTGCTAACAATCGATGTGAAGAAAGAATGTTCAAATACTTCGAATGAAGTTTAGGAATATCAATCAGTGCTTTACCGGGTTCAGTGCGGTCGATATTAGAATCCGCAGTCCACATTTGTAATACTTCGTCAAGTTTGCTCATATTATACCTCCTAATAGGAGTATATCACAATTAAAATAATTTTTCTACGTTATAATAGGTAAATCTGAATGTAGCGTCTGCGGTAATGATTGTTTCTGGCGTATCAGTTGATGATACAACAAAACCAGAAAGTGATATTGGAAATAAATCTTTGAAGTTAAAACGATAATATGGTTTGTTTGACGCTGATAGCAGTGTCACTGCGCCATCACAATACTGCGGAGTGCTTGTCGGTATCGATGAAGCAAACTGATTTAGTTTAGCTAGATTCTGATACTCTTCGTATTCTGTCGGAAACGTTAATGCACGAAGCCAATCATGTATTTCTAACCACGACAATAGTTCAGCATCAACAATAAAGGTAACATTCAATACATCATAGATTGCTTTTTCACCTGGTGCATACAATTCAACAAACGGGTTTTGCACCGGTATCTCAGATGTAGATAAACCAGGCAAAGAAATTGTTTGGCAAAAGTATTGTAGATTCGGTGTACGAGCCAAGTTCAGCGTAAACTTGTTAGGCTGTAGACTATTTGGGTTTATTGGATTACGTGTGAGAACTGTCATACTCTTATTTATATACGTAAAAAAAGAGAGGATCCGAAGACCCTCTCTCTAAAGCACCACTCTTCGGTGGCTTAATTACATGAGGTTTGCAATACGGAAACCGCGGTAATAGTTGTTGCTCTGAGTGTTCAGAGTACCAAGACCTTGGTTTGTACCTTCAGCAAATGGATTTGCTACCAGACCGTAACGAGTCTTGAAGCCAATCTTTGGCTGGAATGTACCAGTGTCAACTGCACGAACCATTTGTAGCGGTACGTATGGGCAGTAGAACATACCAGCATCGTATGCGTTTGTGCCTTTGTAACCAACTACAGCAAACTCAGATGTTGAGCCTGTTGGGAAGTATGGATCGATGTAGACTTTGATACGACCGAAGATTGTACCAGCAAATGTGTTGCCAGTGTCATCAACTGTCAGTGATACTTGACCAGCCAGTGCTGAGTTGTAGTCAAGAATACCAGCCATTGCCAGAGCAGATGCTACGTCTGAAGAACAGATAACGATGTTACCTTTACCACGACGAGTTGTCTTAGCAATTTGGTTTGCTTCACGCTCAATCTGGAATGCCAGACCTTTGATCTTTTCAACCATCCAACGACCGTTAGAATCTGTGTCAAGGTTAAATGCACCAGCAGTTGTTGTACCTGCTTGGCAACCTGGCTTAGCGATTCTGTAGATTGTACGGATAACTTCACGGTTGATTTCAGCAAGAATTTCAGCGGACAGAATGTTAGCCAGTTCTGTTTCAGCGTCAAGACCATGAACTGCTTTCAAGTCTTGTGCCAGTTCCATTGAGTATTCTGCTTTCAGCGCACGTGTACGTGCTGTTACAGTGACTTTCTCAATTGAGAATGCCATTTCTTGGAATGTGTTACCAGCAGCGCCGTCACCCAGTGCTTCAGCAGAACCAGTTGTCATTGCGCCAGTTGGAGCAGCGTTACCAACGAACAGATAGTCAGTTGTGTTACCTGCGATGCTCATTGAAGAAGCAACGATTGCACCGTTAGCACCTGAGAATGCTGTGTTTGCTTCGTTGTAGAATGCTTCTGTACCAGTTTGACCAGCATAACGTGTACGCATTGCAAAGATCAGACCGGTTGGGCCTGTCATTGGCTGAACGCCGCAAACGTCATAAGCAATCAGGTTTGGCAGTGAACGACGAACCAGACTGATCAGAATTGGATCAAAACCAGCAACAGGACCAGCAGCAGCAGCACCGCCACCGAAACCACCTGTACCAGCAAAGTTAGTTGGTGAACCTGTTTCTTGCAGAATGCCAGATTCTTTGATCATCTCTTGAGCTTGGTTCTCAAGAATGACCGCTGTAACCGCTTTACGGTATGGGTCAGCAATCTTTGGCATATCTGGATGATCCAGAACGCTTTCCCATTTGTTTTGTAGATTTTCAGACAAATACATTATTGTATCTCCTTTTGTTATTATTTAAAGTTTGATTTTTGAAATCGCTTGTACAACCGAAGCTACGTATGGGTCAGCGGCAGTTTTCTTTTCGCTACCATCGTCTTCTACTTCTTCATGAAGTTGAGCAACATCGGCTTTCTTAACGCCTGATGGGAAGTAGTTCTCACGAATTGTCTCAAGTTTTTCTACGAATTCTTCCTCTGTGGAAAATTCTACACTCTCTGCAAGTGCTTTGATTTTTTCTACTTGAGTTGCTGTGAGGCCTTCACAAACTTCATTTACCAGTTGTACTTTGATTGCTTCAGTAAGTTGTTTTTTGTACTGAATATTTGCTTCAATTTCTTCATTCAGTTTAACTTCCAGTTCTTCGACTTTAGATGCAAGTTCATCTACCAGTTCGACTTTATCTTCTGGAACGTTGATGTAGTTTTCGGCAAACAGATTACGCAGACCAGCAATAAAGTCTTCTGTGATTTCTGAACGCAGACCGCTTTCAATAGCGATTTCGTTTTCATCCATCCACTGCTCTACTACGTAGTTCAGGTAGTCATCTACCTTTTCTGTTAGTTCTGCTTTAATTGAATCGACAGCTTCAGCCAACATGCCAGCATATTCTGCTTCCATTTGTTCTTGAATCTGTGCAACACGGTCAAATACACGTGCTTCAAAAATTGTAGCAGCCTTTGCTTTGAAGTCTGAAGAAATTGACGCATCGTCAGCAAACAATGAAGCAACATCTTCTTTCATCTGTGCTTTCATTTCTTCAATTGCTGATTCATCATCAATCAACTCTTCTTCACGTTCTTCTTCTTCAGGCATCATTGCTGTGCCTGTGCCAGCTTTCATGTTCTTGTCACCAAGTTGAACATCGCTTGATGCTGCGGAAGGCTTCATGTTCAAAGATGATTTATTACCAGCTGATGTATCTTTACCCTTCATGTTCAACTTGTTGGAATCATCAGTAGGTTTGTTGTTCTGTGGTGTAGGACCGCCCAAGTCTTCAGGTGTTCCAGGATTGCCTGGAGGTGTATTCTGAGTTAACTTAGGCATTGGCATACCAGGAGCAGATGACTTGCTAGATGCAAGAATTTCTGCTGCTGCTTCCATGAGTTTGTTTGTTGCCATTGAATATCTCCTTATGATTTTCTATTTATAAATTTTAAAGTTTTCGTAGGAAGTTTTCGAAAAGTTGCAATCCAACAGTTTCAATATCTCTGCGTGATGCTTTGCGAATTTGCTGTTTAGCATGGTCGATGTGAGACTCGACAAATTTACCTTCTACGAATAACCACTCTTTGTTCTCCATAATGCCTTGTACAAAAGCACCAGGAGCAGAAGGGTCAGCAACAATATCAGCAGCAGTTGCAAGGCGCAGGTCATCTTGTACTAGATTATAACCTTCTTTTGTCATTACGACAGAACCTAAAGCACGTGAAGAAACTCCAAGACCGACACCAGATTCAATTAAATTCTTAGCGATCAAGCCATATGGTGTTTCCATAATGAGTGCTTTACCAACAAATGTATTACCATTCTCTACCAAACTTGTAATTTTATGTGACACACGTTCTAGATTTAATGATGGTGTGTCTGGATGTCCTAGTTCACCGAGCGCACGATTCGTATTGATATACTCTTCAGTATATCGTGCAACTTCATTGCGGAGTGTATCCATTTTATACATACGGTTGTTACGATTGACTGCATCACCAACTAGAAATATGCCTTCAATGTACAGATTCTTTTTACCGTCTTCTGTTTTTTCGGTAAGATATCTTACATTTTCAATATGTTCTTTAATGAGTTTCATGGAAATCCTTATACGCTATCCAATGGAGGATTAAATGTTGATGTTTTTGCCATTTGAATAAACAGTGTTCCGTTAGCACCTGAGTTTGTAGCAAAAACGTTTGCTGTTGCAGAGTTTGCTATTGCAGAATCAAGTTCAGTCATTTGAAAGTTTGAAAATGATGGTAGTTCAAAAATCAATTGACCAGTAGCATCATTGCCACGATAAACTTTCCATACACCATCTGTTACTCCAGATACAGTTGCTATGTCAGCAGACTGAACTGTTTCGCCAGCATTTCTGGCCATCTGTGAAAGATTGATTCGTGCGCCACCGGTTCCAATAATACGAATCAAAGTTTTTTGTTTCAATGATTGGGTAATTTCGTAGCTTGCCATTTACTTTAGTCCCATAGATTTACGACGGCGCATTGACATTTTTCTTTTTAGCAATGTGCGTCTTAGTTTACTTTTTCTAGTTGTCTTCCAAGAACGTTTCAACAAACGTGCTTTACGTAATCTTACTGTTGCAGGTATACGTTTTACTGTGTTACCTGAAATACGATAACCCTTAATACCTGAACGTCTTACATTTCTTTGTACGACAATTCTACCTTTTTTGTTGCGACGAATACGGCGACGAATCTTTTGTATGCGACCCATTCTTACAATGTTTGGATTGCGCTTTTTTGCCGCTTCTTCTAACACTTCTTCGTCAACATCAATTTCTT